ACATTTGTCTTTACCAACTCTCCTAGCAATTTCTTCTTCCATAGCTTGTCCAGCTTGATCGTTGTCCATAGCTATTATTATCTTTTTGCATTTATCTAATTTATCTTTTGAGTTCCAAATAAATTTAAATTTATTGTCATCACGAGGATCTATTTTGCCATCAACAACTTTTAAAACAGCACCATGAGGGATTGAAATGCTGTTTGTGTAGCCTACTTCCATAAATGATAGGCAATCCATTTCTCCCTCACAAATAATTATGTCATCGTTTTTGTTTACATTATCTACATTATAAAATTTGTCTGCTTTACCAAAGCTAGAAAAACCTTTATCCGGAAAAGATCTTACTTTTGCAAAATGATACAATCCGTTTTCGTTTTGATACGGAAAAACTAAGCAATCTGTCTCTTTTTTAATTGATCCAATGTATTGTTTTGTAACTTTTACACCGGCTTTTTCTGCTGTATCTTTAGATATTCCTCTGCTGTTTAAGTATTCTAAGCAATCATTACTCTCTCCAATGCCAAACCATTTATCAGCTATATTCTTATTGATGCTTACAACCTTTTCCTCTTTCACAGATTTTCTCCTCGCCATATTTTCATCGTTAAATTTTATGCCACCATCTTCTCCACAATGCCAACAGTAATACATAATCACATCA